GTTCCCAGCCACAAATGCCGCGGATTGCAGCATGTCGGATTGTCACATTGATGGCACACGAGATGCTCACCGGGATCATGCCCTGTTGTCAGGGCATAAGCGACTCGCGGCGCATAAAAGCGCTGCTGAGCAATGACAAAGTGGCCGCGACCTTTAGAGCCACGGCAACCTGTCCAAAGCCAGCACGCATTGGACTCGCCTTCCTGGACTTTTGCCCAGAACCGTTCGGCGATCTCAGCCGTCAAATGTGGCAGGGGTCGATGTTTCATTTCATTTCCGGTGCTCTGATCTTGATGGTGCCACCTTTCTTCTCGGCCCAGTTCATCATTTCCTCATTCCAGTCAAGACCGATCAGCGGCACCTTCGGGCGGAAGGCTTCCACAGCCTCGGTCACGACCGCCGTGACTTGGCTCACGTAATCAGGGTGCGTGACGCACATTAGCTCGTCGTGGATGTTCATCACGCCGACCCGCCACTGATGGACTCCGGCCGGCTGCAAGTCCCAGATGCGCCGCTGGACGGACTTCGTGATCTCGGCACCCGGCGACTGGATTTCATGGTTCGCCGCAGCCCGCATGTTGGCCGCTTGCATGGCGAAGGCCGCGCCGTACAAGGCTGAGGACACCGCCCCGCCCGCCGTCTGCACGCGGTCCCGGCGGACGACCTTGACCTTGCAGTCCTTCCACGCCTTGGGCGTGTTGCGGGCCAGATCGAACAAGGCCCGGCTGATGCGGTTCTCCAGGGTGAAATAGCGGCGGAAGCCCAGGAACGTCTCGGCGTAGTCGGCCGGCTCTTGCCAGACCACCTTCGTCCCGATGCCGCCCGGCTGGGTCATGGAGCAGAACGAATCGGCCACCCGTTTGCGCCATTTCTTCACGCCCAGGTACTTCTTGCCGAACGATTCGATGGCGTCGATCGCGTCCCTTTCCTTGACGCCCAGCTTGTTGACCAGGGTATTGTGATCGCCGCCGTAGAGGATGGCACCGAAGAAGCCCTGCTTCCCCTTCGTGTACATGTCGAACTCGGTGCCTTCGGAGGCCCGGATTTGCTCGTAGGTCTTGCCCGGGAAGAGGGCCATGCCGAACAGCGCGTGGATCTTCTTGCCCTGGATCAACTCGGCCCGCAGTGCGGCGTCGTCGCACACAGCGTCGGCAATGGTCACCTCGAACGCGCTAAAGTCGCCGCCGCAGAGGATGTAGCCGTCCCCGGCCAGCGGAAACATGCGGCGCACGTCATGGGTGTGCTTGATCCCTTGCGGGTTCAAGCCGTCCGCGCCGGCCATGCGGCTCGACAGCGTTCCGATGACCACGAACGAGGCGTGGAACTTGCCGGCCCGGATCAACTTCTCGTACAACTCCACTTCCTTGGCCGCAATCTTGACTTGCAGGATGCGGTGGGCACGGAGAGCGGCCGGGTGCTTGCCCGGTTCCAGCAATCCAGTGCCGTTGCAGCGTGGGCAAGCGTTGTCCTGACCCTGGCACTTCGAGCAGGGCTCCCGTTCGGCGATCTCCCAGCCTTCAATGGCCTCCAGGTTGCTCTTCTTGGTGGACTCTTCGAGGATGATGGACTCCATGTCGTCCATGACCTCGGTGACGTAGCGGCGTACCTCCCCCGGCTTGTTGACGTTGACCGGGCTGGCCGCAACAACTTGCCGGGCTTTGCCCAGCAATCCTCTCATGCCCTCGACGTTGATCTTGAAGCCTCGCCAGCGGACGGCGGGGACCATGCAGGCCAGGGTTGAATCGTTGTCGCCCGGCTCGGGACAGCCGAAGTGCTTGTCCAGCGCCCGCGTGTAAACGATGTCGTCGTTGGCGTAGTCACGGGCATCCTCGCGCGTGGCCCAGTGTTCGATATGCTGGCGGATTACGCCGGGCCAGGCCACCCCGAGCAGCTTGGGCTTGCCGTCCACCTCGCCCCAGACTTCCCAATTCTTTTCGGGATTCGACACGGCCAGCGCCGTGGGCGCGTAACCCAGTTCGTAAGGCCGCCACGCAGCGGGAGGCTCTACGTCCTTGAACTGGTGCTTGGGCTTGAAGCCCATCGCGTGTTCGGCAAGGAACTTCAGTCCGCCCGCCGGATGGAACTTGAGCACGACATCCTTGAACTCAGTGTCGATGTCGCCGTAGCGGTCGTGGCGGTCGAAGACCCGCCACTTGGGCGCTTCCGGGTCCGCTGACTTGGCGAAGTAGATATTGTCGAAGTGGACCCGCTCCTCCAACTCCTTCGCCAGGGCGTAGGCCAGTGCGGTGGGAACCCGCTTGATCCTGACATCCTCGCGGGCCATGAGCGACTGGTAAGGGCCTTTGCGGCTGTGGAGCATCAAGTCCAGGGCCGCCGCCGGTTTGACGCAAGGGCCGTCCTGTCCCCGCGGCTCCAGCATGGCGATCTCGTCGATGTGTTCCTCGGGAATCCAGTCCGGGTCGCAGAGGCGAAAGACGGTGTAAACCTTGACGATGTGGAACCAGTCGAACGCCACGTTGAAGCCCACGACCGTGTGCTGACAAATCCACTCGATCAGCGTCAGCGTCTCGCGGATCGGCCGCCGCCAGACCTCGTACAGGACGATAGGGCCGTCCTCCTCGGCATACTGCAACAGCACCATCATGCTGTGCAGCCCGCAGGTTTCGCTATCGAGGTAGACCTTGCTCATCCAGTTATCCCCAGGGAACTCCCGGCTTCTTCGCATGACTTGCAGGTTGCCAGCCTGCGGCTACCGTTACGGCCCGGCTCAGGTCCTCCCAGTGGCCAGCCATGCGGTTATGGGTTCAGGACACTACGAGAGCGCACGCCGGGAGGCCCTAGAACACGTCATACGCCCAGCCCTCCCCACTGACGCGGGCTGAGACGATGGGCTGCGACGTGTAGATGCCGTTGCGGAAGCGGATTTGCATGACCAGTCCCTTGCCGATCCAGCCGGACAGCACGTTGCCGCCGGACCAGTGGGTGCTGTGAAGGAACTGGCCTACGGTCGCCAGGCGCAAAGGCGCATCGGTGGAACTGATCTCCACGATGCCGTGGACCGGGTACATGACTTTCATCTCGTAGACGTGGGATTCGCTTCCCAGGAGGATGATGATCCCCGGCTTGAGCCGTCGCATGTCGATGCCCGGCGCGGGCGCAACCGTTTCAGTCATCACTTCCGCCTCCCTCTGCTTAATCGCAATGGAGCGGAGTTTTTGGAGTGGCTTCGATGTCCGCCAGCAACTCCGCGTCGGAGAGATGGCCGGCGCACCAGGCGCCCACGCGCGGGGCCAGTCCCCCGACGCCGGCTTCCAGCATCCGCTCCACCATCCGGTTGATCTCTTCCCGGCTGCGGACGCCGCGAGGGCGTTTACACGCTCTGTCCAGCCCCGGCAGGAACTTGCCCTTGCCCCGCTGCCGGGCTTCAACGATCTTCCCGGCGGCGATGACCTGATCCTCGGGCGAGTCGATGCCGGCCAGGGTGTCCAGGTTGGCGGCCGAAAGCAGGCCGGCCGCGGCCTTCTGTTGCACGCTCTCGGGCATCCGCAACAGCCGCAACCGCACATGGACCCAATGGGTGGGCCGCTTTAGTTCCTGCGCGGCCTGCCGTAGCGTCACGCCGTTGGGATACAGGTGGCGCAAGGCCCTGGCCTCTTCCCAGAGGTTCAGGTCTTTTCGTTCCAGGTTCTCCGTCACGTTGAGCAGTCGGGCCTCGTGCTCCGTCAGACCCTCGCGGATCATGGCGGGTATCTCGGTCCACTTGAGCAGTAGGGTTACTGCCTTGAAGCGCCGGTGACCCGCCACGAGCCGGTAGGCGAAGCCTGGCCCGTCCCACCGCTGCACGACCAGCGGGAACTGCAGGCCGTGGGCCGTGATGCTGTCGGCAAGGTCTTTGACGGATTGCAGCGTGAACTGACCCCGGCAGTTGAACTCCGCATCGTAGTAGATGCTGGATGCCGGCAGCGAAAACACGTCGTAGGCTTCAAGACGCTTCACCGCAGAATCTTCTCGAAGGGGACCGCCCGCCTGCCGGGCAGCCACTCCCAGATGCTCACCTGCCCGTCGTCTTCGATGCGAACGAAGGTGTCGTGCTCTCTGGCCCAGGTGCCGGTGTTGTAGTGGTAGTCGCCAATGCGCCCCGGTTCATGGGTGTGGCCGTAGACCACTACGTCGGCCTTCCGCTCCATGCGGTAGGCTTCCACGCCGTTGAGCATTTCATTCATGCGGCCATGCTGAAACGTCAGACGCCGCCAGAAAGTCAAAGCGTTTTCCAGCGTCCCGACAAACTTGTCTTCCACCGCATGGCGATTGGCGTCGAAAGGCGACCGGTTGCGATCTTCGAGCATCCCGGAAATGATGGACGTAATCTCGCCGGTGCCAGGGTTCGCGTCGCGGCAGTAGGGATCGGACTCGTGACCGTGGAGGAAGGCAAATCGCCGACCGCCGATGGTCTGCTCGAAGGCTCGGCGTGCCAGTTGAAAGAAGGGGTGTCCCGGCATCAGCCCGGTGCCGATGAAGTGGTCCAAGTCCCCGTCGTGGTTCCCCACGACATAGGTGGCCTTCATCGCGCTGAGCCGGTCGAGCAGGTCCAGGTAGGAAACCACGGCCTTGCTCAGGTTGGCCTGCCACCAATCGAATAGGTCGCCCAGGATGTAGAGGTGGCCGCGCTGGGCCTCCACGAAATCGAGGAAACCGTAGAACTGCTGTTCGCGGCCCTCGAATGCGAAATTGTCTCTCGCACCCCTGTCGGCAAGATGCAGGTCGCTTACGCAGAAGACGGGCATGAGTCGCCTCCGGCCGTCTCTTCGACGGTCACTTCGTCGTGGTCCTCGTCATGGTCCAGGTCGTCCTCCTCTTCGCCCCAGTCGTCGTCCCATTCCTCGGGCTGCTCGGGGGCGGGCCGACTGGCCAACAGATCATCTTCCGGTTCGTACATAGGGCCTCTTCCTCGTGGGTGAAGATGGTGAAACAGCGTTCTAGCCGGCCTTGCCATCCTGACCGGTAGCGGTGGCGCACAACTCGCCGAGCAGGCGCAGGGTGTCGTCCATGACGGTCTGGAAGCAGTCAACGAACACGTCGGTGATCTGGTAACAGCGGCCGAGCCACATCTTCCAGACAGCGAAGTGCAGGCGGCCCTGGTCATCCGCGTAGTAGGTCCGGTAGGTGCAGGGGAACAGTTGCCAGAAACACCAGCACAGTTTGCTCAGCATGGCTTGTCTTCTCCCAGATACCGGTTCACGAGCCGGTTCAGAGTTTCTTCGATGTCACACAATGAGTAGATCAGCGTAGGCGTCTGGCCGTAGCCGAAGAGCAGCCGGTAGGTGACGGCGGGCGTGCCCCGGCTGGGCACGTTGATGATCCGGCAGTCCCCAGCCAGCACGCGCTCTTGCCCATCCAGTGGGCCGCCGACGAAAATGGCGCGGTACTTCATGCCTTCTCGTTCGTGCCCACGTGAAAGAGGTTGAATGTCAGGCTTGTTTCGGACACGGCCGCACCCCTTTCAATCGCTCGGCGATCCCGTCCGCGTCGAAGTGCAGTTCATCGCCCGTCGCCAGGACGATTTGACCCGGCGGAAACACGATCCGGGCTGTGCCATCCTCGCAGCGCTCGATCATCCTGTCCGTGACTTCGATCGCTTCGATGCACTCGCCATCACGCCAATGTTCGATGGTCCAGCGGCCGACTCGTTTGGGCATGGCCGCTTCCTTTTCTCTTACAGGTGTGCCGGGCGGCCCGTGCGGCGCTGAATCGCCAGGGCTTGCTTGATGGCCTTTTTCTTGGCGGCCTCGCGGCTCGCTGCGTTGCCTGGCTTGTACGGGTAGGCTTTGCCGGTCGCCCCGTACTTGTAGGCCGGCTTTCCCTTGACGGTAGTGCGTTGCAGTGGCATGATTCCCTCACACAGGATTGAGGACCGCAAACTCGCCGAAGTAGCAGATTGCCGCGCGATTGTAGGCTCGCGCTGCTTCACGATCAGTCGCATAGAGCCCCAGGTATTCGTAATGACCTTTGTGGGAGATACGGGCCTCCCACTTCTGCAATCGGCCGCGCCACGTCACGCCGATGTAGTGTGCTCGGTTGTCTTTTCTCAATCCACGATTGCACACCTGTTGCTGCCTTGTAGCAGGCCGCAGGTTTTTGCGCCGGTTATCCAGCCCGTCACGATTGCAATGGTCAATTTCAGGCCGACCGACAATGCCTGCCCGTTTGGCGACAACCGCGTGCATGAAGACTGCCCCACGGCGGTCGGCCCGTTTCACTGTGCGACGCGCATATCCGCAAGCATACTGCCACTTCCACTGCATCAGGTGGTCGTAGTCTTGGTCGTCCACCAGGGCCTCCTTTCCCTTCGTCAACGGGATTCGCCTCATCGTAGCGGGCCGACCTCCCGGCCTCCGTCGATAGAGTATCGACGTGGGCCATTCTTCTCATTCTCATGGCGCAGCTTGACGTTGAGCCTCCACGTCAGCCCGTGTTTCGGGTTGACGCCATGAAGCCATTGGGCCGGCTCCCGATAACCCGACAACGAGTTGTAGGCGAAGGCGTCGGTGCCTACCCACGATCCGTTGACCAGCAGTTCGCCATCCACGTCCGACAACACGCTCGCTGCATGGTGGTGGCCGACGCAGAAATAACGGCAGCGCTCGGCACCGGCCGCTGCACCCAGGGCGATCAGCCCCTTTTGCCGGCGGACCATTCCGTACCAGGGGATACCAAGGTTCGAGCGAACGTCGTCGCCGTGCGACACATTGAAGCCCACGCCATTGATATTGACGTTGGCGGACCACGCATTAGGGATCGTGAAGTTGACGTTACCCAGGTCACGACAATGCAACCGAGAGATTTCGGCGATCAAGTAATCAAAGTTGTCATGTGCCCCACCAAAATCCTTCTTCGGCGTCCGTCGGCCGTGATTGCCGGACAGATACAGGACGTTCACTTGGTCGAAGTGAGCCGCCAGGTCGCGGTACATCAGGGCGTGCAACTGCCCGATGGCGAGGCAATTGCGAAATTGATTCCGATAGTAGGACCGTTCGCACGCCTTGTGGATTTCGCCACTGGTGAAGTCGCCATAGGCCAGTACCCAGAGCGCGGGAAAGGCAAACTTCGGAGCCAGGGTGTCGTGGCACCACTCGACCACGGTGTCCACGTATCGCTCGGCACGGCAGCAGGAGACGGGAAAGTTGTAGTTTTCCAGGCCGCCGACTTCCTCGGGTCGCACAACCTGATCGTGATGGCCATCGCTAAGGTGCATGACAACGTGCTCGGTAATCTCCGCCTTGCGACGGAATTCAACGGCCTGCGGCAGCGGTGCGAAGGGCTTGACCCGCGCCTCCATCTCCTTGACCACGGCCTGAAACAGGCCGGCGATCTTGGCCCCCGCCTTGACCCTCTGCCGCTCGCGGTTGCGCTCCTCGGTCAGGTGGAGGACTTCTGCCTCCAACTCCAGGATGCGCGCATTGGTCGGATCGTAGTCGGGGATCGACTTGCGCTGCCCGCCGGCCCTCTTGGGCTTGGGCGGCTCGCCGTTCGGCCAAGGTACGTCCTTATGCAGCCGCCCCGTGGCAATGTCCGATACCACCGAGCGGCTGATCTTGAACCGCTTGGCGATCTCAGGCTGCTTCTCGCCCGCGACGATGGCGCTCTTGAGTTTCTCAACCTTCTTCTTGGTCAACTTCACGATGTTTCCTCTGTTAGCCGCGGTGGCCGGCTGGGGTGACGGAAAGATGCCCCCGCGGTAGCTGCCCTTGTCCGCCGCGTGGGCGTGGTGGTGTCGGAAGCAGGGGTGGGAAGGGCAGACTAGCCCGCGCGGCGAAAGAACTTGTCCATGCGGCTACGGAGAAAATAGCGGGTGAGCTTCTCAACCCAATTGATGGCGTCGCCCGAGTCGAAGGGCGGCCAGAAAGCCGGTGCGAAGTCTGGTTCCTCAGACGAACGGTTGGTCGGAGCGAGCCCGGCGTCTTCCACAGGGATCGCGTCGATCTCTTTCAGGGTGGGCATCGGGAGAGCAGGGTCGATGGCCCATTCGATCTTGGCTTCCTTCGCCCAGGCATGGATGCGGCGGATCGGGACGATGAAGTTGAACCCCTGGAGCTTCTTCACGCCTTGGGTCAACATCCCGACATACTCGCCGTTCTCCTTCAGGAACATGCCGCCGCCCGACGATCCGGGGAAGGCCACGGCCGTCACCTGGTCGAAGACCTTGACGTTGGCACCCTTCATGGGAAGCGTCCGGCCCGTTTGGCTGAGCACCCCGGTGGTGTAGCTGTTGGCACCAAACTGTCCCAGCAGACTGCCGCAGTGGGCCAACTCCACGCCGATAGGCGGGATGTAGTTGGCGTCCTTGTGGAACTTCGCACAGACCGTCAACGGATAGGCACCCTTGCAGCGGACCATCAACAGGGCCAGGTCTTCGCCGTAGTCGGCGTCGCTCACCTTGATGACTTTGCAGTCGTACTTCACCTCGCCCACTCGCCGGCCGTCCTGCTGTCGCTCTTGGACGATCTCCGCGTCCCGGTACTCGACCAGAATCTTGGGGGTCCCCGCAGGGGTGATGACCGTTCGCGTAGTGCGCAAGGCGTCAACGACGTGGGCGGCCGTCCAGACGAAGGTCACGGTGTCATCGCCCATCCCCCGTGTAACAAGGGTGCCGGAACCTTGACCGTTGCCGGCCTTGATGGTGACGCTGACGCGCTGCAAATCCTCGGGCACGGTGGCAAGAGCAGGCGCGCAGGTGAGAGCGACGAGGGTGAGAACCAACAGCACGTACTTCATCGGTGTGGACTCCAAGGGTGTAAGTGTCTACTCGCAGACTTCGACTTCGATCATGCTTTCGTACTCGGGTGTGAGGCGGCGAAGGAGCGCTTCGATGATGGCGTCTCGGACGATCTCCGCGTGACACCAGCGGGTCAGCACGGAGACCTCGGCCTCGACGGCGACATCCGCGCTCGGCTCCGCGAACTCCACGGCGGCGAGACAACTGCCGTTTCGCGCCGGGAACGTGTGCTCCAGAGTGGCCTTCACCGCCTGCTTGGACGGCACCGCGCGCCAACCGCCCTCGTAAAGGGCAATCCTGCAACGGACGCGGTTCACGACACGGCCTCCTCGACCTGCATCTCGCCTTCTTCGCCGGCTGCATCCTTCCAATTCACGCCGTCCAGGATTTCGCCCATCGTCATTAGCTCCAGCTTCCGGTTGGCGCGAAGCACCTCCAGGACGCGCTCGTCGCTGGGCAAGTGAATCAGGTCAACAATCGTGCAGCCTTTGTTCAGGTCCATCCCGACCCTGTGGATTCGGTCTTCTGATTGAACCCGGTACTCCGGCTTCCAACTGTTGGACCAGTAGACCGCCATGCGGGCCTCCACCAGCGTCAGGCTCATGCCGCCCGACTCGGGATTGGCGACGAAGGCCACGCGGGGATGGGCTTCGAGGTTTGCCCAATAGTCCAGCGGCTCTTCCGCCGCGTTCGCCCCGTCACTGTTGAGCACATGGAAGCTGCCTTGGTCGCACCGCACCACGTCCCAACGGTCCTTCAGGCACAGCTTGACGATGCGGTCTACCGAGCCGGTGAAGCCGGCGAAGATCACCAGCCGGCCGACTTCCTCATTCTCTTCCAACAACATCCTGAGCGCTGCGTCCTTGGGGCACGGGACCTCGCGGGCCACTCGGATCGTCCTGGGCACTTCCCGAGAGCCAGCACATACCGGGCAGGCGATTGATCGCTTCTGGAGCCTAGCGACGACCTCCGGGTCCATCATGTCGATGGCCTGATAGGTGCGCGCCGGGGCGTCGGGGTCCACCCATTCGCTGACGGTGCCATCCGCGCAGTGAGAGCATCTCGTCACGCCGTCCTGCACCTCGCGGTACTGGAAGCCGTCGCTTAGCTCCCTCAGCATGGTCATGCCGGTCACGGCGTTCGGCGCTGCCCGAACGATGGCCTCGGCGACCCGCAGGGTGCTCGGAGTCGGTTTGCAGATGATCTTGCGGTAGCGCTTCTCGGGCAGGCTCAGGCAGTCCTTCTTGTGCTTGATGACGACCAGGCCCTTGAGCCGTTCGTAGAGGTACGCGACCTCGTTCTTGCTCGGCTCGAAGGCGTGGTACTCTTCGGGGTCCGTCACGCCGTCCAGTTCATGCGGCCCCTCGTCGCGCATTTCGCCACAGACGGCGCACTTCTCGTCGTCGTCCTTCCAGCCCACACGCTTCCTGAAAGTGCCGGCGTCATAGGACTCTTGGACCATGAAGGCCAGCCGTTCCTCCATCGCCTTCGGG